TACAGCCCGGCGGTGTACAGCCCGGCGGTGTACAGCCCGGTGGTGTACAGCCCGGTGATAGCCTTCCTGTACTAAGCCAAAAGGATCGGATCAGCGCACTGCGCAGCGACACGTCGGACCCGAACGTCGGGACGCTAAACTTCGGCAACTCCCAGCTGGGCGGCGCACGTGGTGGGCCGAACATCTTTGGCTCGGCGAGCGTTCCGGGTGGTCGCATTGACACGTTTACCGGGATCGGTACCCCTAGCGCACCACAGCAACAGCAGGCTGAGGCCTCACCTTTGGATCAGGCTATCCTTGCGGCCGTCCAGCGGCTGAATGGGGGCGGTCGGCGCAGTGGCGGTGGCGGTGGCGGGGACAGTAGCGCGCGTGCTATCAACGACAGATTTGACTCCATTTTACGGGGCGGCTTTGGCCAAAACGTGCGCTTCGGGTCTGATTTCGCTGACCGCCACAGGCTAGACATCGAAACCGCTCGCAACGATGCTCTTGACCGTGTCGCAGGCAATCAAAATGTGCGTCGTGGGCAAGACCTCACAGCAGAGACGGCGGGGCGTTCTGCAGACCTGCAGGCGCTCAGTACACTGCGCGGGTTCGCCAGTGACAACTCCGCTGCGCAGAAGGCTGTCGCGGAGACACAGCAGCGCGCAGAGGCCGCGCAGCGTAATGCTGTGCGCTTGGCGCGAGGTGACGAAGCCACTGGGGTTGACCGACTCACGAACTCCATCAACGGGTTCTTCAATACCGGCGACGACGCGGTTGACAAGGGCAAACAGGAGGAGTTCAAGTCGTTCGTGTTTGGGTCTGACCCCCAAGTTCTTCAGAACTTCGCCGGCGTGAATAGCTTTGAAGCGCTGGCGAACTTGCCTGCTCAGAGCCAAGAGAAGGCCCTGCAGCGCTTCAAAACGCTGTTTGAGATTAGGGACGTGCGCAACGCTGCTGCAAACAAAGGCGTGTTCAACTCCGGTGCGACTGTCAACAACATCGACGATACCTTGCCGGAAAGGATCCAAGAATCCACAGTTAGTGACGTGTTCAACAGCACGCTATCCCCGGTCGATTACTTGCGTACGAACCTCCCATTTAACAACAAGAACGTTGTAATTGATCGCTCCGGGCAACCCACCCCGGTTGAAGACATTTTAAGGACCGCCAACGGCGGTCTAAGCGCGGAACGCTTGGCGCTACTCCAAGAGTTTACCGGGCAGAATGCCGATGGAACGCCTGTTAACAAACAACGCACGCGTCGGGGTAACTAACTTATGATCCGCAACTCTATCCTCCGCACGGCTGCTGACGACGAGACACCAGTCGTGCCACCGTTTATCGCCGATCCCGGTATCTCGGCGCAGGACGTAGCAGCGCTTACTCAGAGCGATGACACGCAGTTTACGAGGGGGTTTCGTTCCGGTATCGCTGGACTGAGTTCGGGCCGTTTGGCCAGCGAAGCACTGCGCTTGGAGTCCAGCGGAGACGTGGAGGGTGCCGCACGGCTTAATGATCAGGCGCTCCGGATTCAGCAGGAGCAGGAGCCCTCTGCACCGCGTGTTCGTTCGCTCCGCGATATCCGCGGCGTGAACGACGCGTTCGATTTCGCTACTGGAGCCTTCGGGCAAGGGGTTGCGAGCCTAGCGCCCACGTTGGCCACGGCGCTCGTGACGGGCGGCCGCGGTCCTCTCGGTAGGCTCGTCGGTAACGCCGCCACTGCCGGCACCGCGTTTGAAGTCGAGCGCGGCGAAGCGGCTCTCGGGCAGCAGAGCGACCCCAGACTTGCACAAGCTAGCGTTGATGACCGCACCACTGCAGCAAATGCCAAGAGCGCCGTAAATGCGCTCTTGGAATCGGCAGTTCCGCTCGCGCTCTCGCGCGGGGTATTCCGCAAACCGACCCAGTCATTCGGTAGAGAAGTCCTACGCAGAAGCGGCGAGGAAGGTCTTACCGAGGGCCTGCAGAATGTGGTCGGCTTCAAGGCCGATGCGTTCCTTGATCCGTCGCGCAAGCTCAACTTGCTTGACGTCGCTGACGACGCTGTGTCCGGTGCGCTGACCGGCGGTGGAGTGACCGCCGGCGTACGCGGGGCGGGACGGGCTGCGCAGGCGGGAGCGGAAGTGCTAGCACGCAGAGCCTCGAAGGCGGGCAATGCGGTTGCAGATGCAGTAGATAGCGCCGGTAATAAGATCCGGAGTACTCTCCCGTCTGAGCCGTCTGAGCCGTCTGAGCCGTCTGAGCTTAGCCCTTCCGATCCCGTAGAGGACATACTCGCTCGTACGGAATCTGCGAGCGCGACTGCCACGAATCCGGGCGAGTTCATCCAGCAAGTGTTTGGCGATGATCTCGCGGATTCAGCAGCGGCCGATCTGCTCCCTGATACCGAAGACCCCAGTGTACTCGGCGCTGTGGACCCTGCTGCTGCGCTGTCTGCCCGCGATATTAAGCGGCAAGAGCGGGCGGCGGTGTACGCGCAAGAACTGCTCAATAACCCGGCCACGTCGAAGAGCCTTGCAGCTCGCGTGGAGGGGTTCAACGGCGACTTCACCTCTCCTGAGGCACAGGCTTTTGTAGCCCAAAACGTAATCGCGCAGCAGACAGGTAAAAGATTTGGCGAGGCCATCGTAGAGCTGTCTGAACTGGGGAAAAGCCTAGGCATTAAAGCGCGCGAAGCGCGCAAAGCGCTGCCCGGTGTCCTTAACACGGCGAAAAACGCTTTCGAGGATAGTACTTCGGCCATCGCCGACGGCTTGATAAAGAAGAATCTGCAGGATCTCCCGCTGCAAGAATTGGCACCGCTTATCAACGAGCTCGCAGTACGGCTTGGGCCTGATAGAGCTGCGGACGCTCCGCTGCTGGCTCGGCAGCTGGTCAGCGCCTCAGTCCGCTTCTCGCCAGAGGCTAAAATTACGCCAGAAGTTGCCGTGCGGCTTAGGAACTTGTCCGAGGTTGTTGGCGACGACATTCTGGAGACGGCCACAAAGATCAGTGGCTCCGATGGGCTACGCGCCGCCGTGGTGAAGATTCGGGATATCCCCTCGGCATCGCGCGATATACAGACCTCTCAGGGCAACAGTTTCCTTGAGTCCTTACTGGCCGAACCGGTGTCCCCAAAAACCCTGAGGAACATAGCGAACTATGTAGACGCCGGCGCGGTGCGTATACAGAATCGGAATAAGGAGCAGAAGCTCAAACTACTCACTCCACTGGCCGCGGTCTTCGGGTCCGTTCGTAAAGCTCAGACTGTTTTGGAATACTACGGCAACTTGCAGCGTGCGGCGCTATCGCGTGAGGCGGATGCCGAAATAGCGAGTGCGCCCGTTGCCACTGCTGATGACTCACTCATCGGCGATAACGAGCTAGCGGATACTGTCGATGGTGGGGATACTGTCGATGGCGGCCGTCCTGACACGACGTTCGAGGACGCCGAAGTCGACGAGCGCAACAACATCGGCGTGACCGTTCGCGAGGGTAATCCGGATAACCTGACGTTTCATTTTAAGGACGCCAAGTCGCTACGCCCATTTGTACGAGCGACCTCGGAGGGAGCCAGAGTCAGTACAAAGGACGGCTTTCGGCGCACGATTCGTGATGTCGATAAGAAGCTGGATGAGTTGCGTGCAGTCGGGGAGAATCCGCGTGTAGTCAGTCTGCGCGCGTTCGCTGATCTCACGGGGGCCGACCATGAGACCGAGGCGCTGCGGGTTATTGCCGACATCGACAAACGCATCGCTGGGCACCAAGCCCGTAAGGACGAAGACCGCAGTGCCCAGATTGCTGAGCTCAACGCCGTTAAAGAGCTGGCGCGGGCTGGTTTTCGTAGCAACGGGTTCGCGGGAGTGCTGGACCAATTCGAAGTTGTGGCGACTTCCGGCGCGCGCAATCAGACGACTGCGAGCGATAAAGACTTGCAGGACTTCGCGCGCCTGTTGAAAAAGCGCAATAAGGAGACTGCCGCAGGGATTGACCGAACCAAGATCGTCTTCTTGCGCAAAGACGGCACCAAGTTGGCTTTGTCAGCGCAATCCATGGTGCAGGCACAGGGCAAAAAAGAGGGCAGCGGTCGTGGAGAACCCGGCGAGACGCGTACTCGTAGGCTTTTTGCTGAGGCGGTCGCATCGGTATTGAACCGCCCAGAAATCGTGGGCATCGAAGGTGCCGCCGCTGGGCGGTTTCCAAAGAACCTCGCGTTCGGCCCGGGTGTTGCCGACGTGGTGCAGCGTGCGGAGAAGAGTGAGGGGGCCATCCTCGCACTACGCGCGTTCGAGGCCGTGCGTGAAGGGCAGCAACGCGGTGTGCCGCAGCGTAGAGCATTCATTCGCGACCAGCTTGCGACCATGCGTGATGATCTCGCTGCTGCGTCGGACCCCCGCATAGGTTTGGAAGAAGCGCTGAGCTATGCAAATAGCGACGTGGTGCAGGGCTGGCTCGCCACGTGGGAGCAGCAGGCCACGGAAACAGAGGCCGTGAAAAAGCGCATACAGGGGAAGGCGCGGGCTTTATGGGACGCGTACGTCCCAAAGACGTCTTCGCGCGCAGATTTAGCCGCCGCACGCGCTATGCAGGCGCGAGCAGACTACGCCAAATCAGCGGCTCAGGACATGCAGGCGGCGTTCACGGATGCTGCGCATGCGGTTCTTGATGAGGTGCAGGAGAACCTAGTAGTAGCTGGGGAAACGTCAGACGCTATCGCGGAGTTCCGAAGCGAGCTGCGGGGGTTCTCTACCGCTAGAGACGTGGGAAGCCATCCGCTGTTCGACGATCTGCAATCGGCGATCGTCGACGCTCCATCGCCGGTCGGGGGAGACTTCGGTGAGGGCAAATCAACGGGGGGTCCGTTCGCAAAGGGCAAGGGCTTTGGTTCCACAGGCAGTTTGCGAGGGAGCGACCCGAAAGGTCCGAGACGCTTTGACGAGACTACCGGCGAGGGGCTGCAGCAGCGCGGTACAAGCAGTACGCGAACTGGTATTGCCCCTGCGCCAGTCGTTCGTAATGCTGGAGGCGCGGTGCTGGACGCGCTGCATGACATCTTCGTAGGCGGCAATATAAAGCGCTTGGATACTGCTGAGAAGGTGCTGCGCCTCGTATCCGTGGCGCAAGCGACGCTGCCCGCGCTACAGCAGATGACTAAGATCGGGCGGACCAAGCAGCAGGAAGAAGTACTCGCAGCGTTGCAGGAGGCCTTTGCGCCGTCAAAAGTAGCTGGACCGGTTAGCTTCGGCGCTTTGCTGCTGGCTACTAAGGCAACCGCTGAACAGCGCGCCGAAGTAGTGCGCATGGTAAATGCCGTGCGTTCTAGGAAAGCATCGAATATTGACGAGGTAGGGACAGCCATTGGCCCGGAAGACCAGCAGAAAATTATTGACGAGATTCGCCGCACGCGCGGTAAGCGCGTAAAAACGCTGTTCACGACATTTGCGAAAATCGGCGGGTCGGGCGAGTTCTCAATTGGCGTCGACAAAACGAATCGCCTGATTCGAATTGCCGTAAATGCTGCCAACCCGATGGGCGTAGCATTCCACGAATCGCTGCACGACTTCTTTGCCACGTTGGGTAGCGATCCTGCGTCTCGCTCTATCAAGCGCGACCTGCTCGATGCCTCCAATGCGCCACACGCGATGAAGCGCCTGCGTGAACTGCTGGTCGACCACCCGCGCGCGCGTGAGCAAGCGGAGAACGACGGGGAAGAGCGCATTGCTTACATGTATCAGTTCTGGGCTGAAGGCCTGTTGCAGCTGGGGCCAACTGGTACTGGAATCTTTGCGCGCGTGCGCCAGTTCCTCAGCGACCTATTCGGGCTGGTTGGGGCAGACCAACGTGCCAAGGACCTCCTTACTGCGCTGCACGACGGGCGCTTTGCAGATCCGAGTGTTGTATCGGAGGTTCTCGAAGATTTGTCTGGTAGGGGTGACCGACTGAGGAACAAGCTGGACAGAGCTGCGCCACTGGTGTCCGAGGTCCTGACGAAAGTGTTCAGCGCGGCTCCGGATCGTTTGCGCGACTACCAGAACGAAGCGCTAAATCGCTTGGCTGACAAGTTCAGCGGGGGGAATGGGCGCGCCGGATTCATACAGCAGCGCTTCCAGCAGCAAGGCATATGGAGGAATAAGCTCGGAGGGATTCTCAAAGACACTACGGCGCAGCAGCGGCGCGAAGCGCTGGAAAACATGCAGGCTATGCGCGAGCCCACTTCGGACTTGGAGAAAGCACTTGCTGCGCACTTCAGTGAGCTGTTTGACTATCTCACGGCAGCCGGAGTGAAGACGTATAACAAGAGAACGGAGGCATGGGAGCCGATTCGACAGGTAAAGCGCTACTTCCCGCGAGCATTTGACCGTAACGCGATACTGAGTGATCGTGATGGCTTCACGGCGCTGCTCAGAAGCACAAGAGAAGTTAGCGCGGCTCAGGCGGACGCAATAATTGATGCGCTGACACACGGCAGCGGGCAGTTAGACCTTGCTGAGAATGACCACGCACTTGGGTTCACGCCGTTTGCTACCGGGGTTCTTGAACGGCAGCTCAAGTTCATCAATCCAGACAACGCGGCAGCGTTTGCCAAGTACCAGCTTAAGGACTTGACCGACATAACCACGAGCTATGTGGACCAAGTGGTTCACCGGGCAGAGTATGCGCGCGAGTTCGATAATGACGGCATAGAGATATCCAAAATCTTACAGGCGTCTGGTATCAGCTCCACGAAGGACTTGAACGACATCGGCAAAATTGTTCGCGGGCTGGAAGGCTCGCTCGGTAACGATATGTCTGTAGCGACCCGAGATTTGCTGTCGTCCGTACTGACGCTGCAAAACCTTGTCATCCTGCCGTTCGCTATCTTCTCCCAAGTGATCGACCCTATCGTGCTAGCCGCTCGCTCGGGAGACTTCAAGGACGCCGGTCGTGCGTACGTCACGGCGCTCAAGCGATTGACAGGCTCCAAGAACGTGGATGGTGAGGAACTGGCCACCATGCTCGGGGTCATTAGCGCCGATAACACGCTCGAAGCGATGGGCAACTCGTTCGGAACCGTCAGCATGTCCAAGCGCTTGCGCGACATCAACCGCACGTTCTTTAAGTACAACATGCTGCAGGGGTGGAACAACTCGATGCGTATCACCGCTACAGTGGCGGGCGAGCGGTATCTGCTTGCAAACAAGGGCAATGCCAAGGCTTTGGCTGAGTTGGGGCTTACTGCGAGCGACATTACAACCGGCGAGAACGGCAGGCTAGACGTGTCGTCGCCCAAGGTTCAGGAGGCTATGTTCCAGTTCGTCGATCAGGCAGTGCTGCGGCCGAGCGCATCGAGCCGACCGGTGTGGATGTCGGACCCAAGGTTCATACTGGTAGCACACCTTAAGCAGTTCACATTCGCTATGCAGAATGTGGTCTTAAAGCGCGCAAACCGCGAGTTGGCCGATGGAAACCCCAAGCCGTGGGGCATTCTTATGGCTGCTATGCCTGTAATCTTCGCTGCCGACATGACCAAGTTCGCGCTTACTGGTGGAGCGCCTCCGGGATGGGGCTTCAAGGACTACCTCACGCACACCGTCTCACGCTCCGGCCTGACGGGAACGGCCGATTTTGGCGCGCAGGCGTTTAGCGGCGTGAGCATAGGCAGAAAAGCACCGGGCGAAGAGCTCTTAGGCCCGTCGTTCGAGCACTTGATGACTGTCCTACGGTATGCTGGCGGCGACCCACGCGTAGACTTCGGCGATGTCGTCAAGCGAACAGTCCCCGGGGCGCGATTGTTCTGATATGATATAAGTACCTAACCGCCCCGAGGCATCGGGGCGCCTTTTCCTGTTGTGCCTATCGGAGCAAAAAACATGCCCAGCGGCCTCACGTCCCAGTTGATGCAGTACATACACCTTTCACGCTACGCTCGTTGGATCGACGACGAGAACCGGCGCGAGACTTGGCCAGAAACCGTAGATCGGTACACCGGTTTCTTCGCTGGTCGCTTCCCCGAGCTGTATCCAGCGGAGCGCATCGGCAAATCCATCCGCGAGCTACGCACCATGCCGTCGATGCGAGCACTCATGACCGCGGGGCCAGCGCTTGAGAACGACGAGATGGCCGGGTTCAACTGTTCATATGTGGCGGTGGACCATATCCGCGCGTTCGACGAGATTCTCTACATCCTGATGTGTGGTACTGGCGTTGGCTTCTCAGTAGAGCGCCAGCTCATCAGCCGTCTGCCAGTCGTATCAGAAGACTTTCACCAGAGCGATTCTGTAGTCGCTGTGCGAGACAGCAAAATCGGTTGGGCTTCAGCGTTTCGAGAGCTGATTGCCATGCTGTACAACGGCCAGATTCCAGCGTGGGACGTGAGCAAAATCCGCCCCGCCGGTGCCAAGCTCAAGATTTTTGGAGGGCGAGCGTCAGGCCCTAAGCCGCTTGTGGACTTGTTTCAGTTCAGCATCGCGCTGTTCAGGAAAGCAGCAGGCCGTAGGCTCACCAGCGTTGAGTGCCATGACCTTATCTGCAAAGTCGCTGATGTCGTAGTGGTCGGGGGAGTCCGTAGGTCGGCGCTCATATCCCTGTCGAATCTCTCCGATGACCGCATGCGCTCGGCCAAGAGCGGGCAGTGGTGGATAGAAAATGGGCAGCGAGCGTTGGCAAACAACTCGGCGGCATACACTGAGAAGCCAGATATCAGTATCTTCCTTGAAGAGTGGGTAGCTCTGATCCAGTCGCGATCCGGTGAGCGGGGGATCTTTAACCGCATGGCCGCGAAGAAGAAAGTAACCGAGCTAGGTCGACGCGATCCGAACTTCGACTTCGGCACAAACCCCTGTGGTGAGATCATTCTCCGTCCCTCCGGCCTGTGCAATCTGACAGAAGTGGTTATCCGCTCTGGCGACACGTTGGAGACTTTGATGGACAAGGTCGAGGTGGCTACGATCATGGGAACGTTTCAGTCGACCCTGACAAACTACCGCTACGTGCGCAACATCTGGAAGCGTAACGCCGAGGAAGAGCGGCTACTTGGCGTGTCGATGACGGGCATCATGGATCATGAAGTCCTTAGCCTGCCAAGCGATGAAGCTGCGCAGTGGCTGACTCAGCTCCGTGAGCATGCCGTCAAGACCAATGCCAAGTGGGCAAAGAAGCTCGGGATCAATCCCTCGGCAGCGATCACTACCGTGAAGCCGTCGGGAACTGTCAGTCAGCTGGTGGACAGCGCTTCGGGCATCCATCCGCGCTACTCGGAGTACTACATCCGCACCGTGCGCGCTGACAAGAAGGACCCGTTGACTCAGCTCATGTGCGCCGAGGGTTTTCCGGTAGAAGATTGCGTGATGAAGCCAGACACTACCGCCGTGTTCTCATTCCCAGTACACGGCCCGCAACACGCAGTGTTCCGCAACGACATGTCCGCGATCCAGCAACTGGAACACTATCTGATGTTCAAGCAGCTCTGGTGCGAGCATAACCCATCGATCACGGTTTACGTGCGAGACAACGAATGGCTGGCCGTAGGGGACTGGGTGTATAACCACTTTGACGATGTTGGCGGCGTCAGCTTTCTCCCACATACGGATCACGCGTACCAGCAAGCGCCGTACACAGAGTGCTCAGCGGAAGCATATGAAGCGCTGGCGGCAAAGATGCCCGCTATGGAGTGGGCCAAATTGCAGGAGTTTGAAAAAGAAGACAATACCACTGGGATCAAAGAACTGGCTTGCACGGCGGGCGCTTGTGAAATCCTGTAAAGCTTAGAAGCTCGACGCACGAACTACCTAGTTACCTAGAAATAGTTTGGCGTTCCTGAGTGAACAGGCAAAAAGAAAAGGACCCCTAGGGGTCCTTTTTTGTTTGGTTTGTGTATGGGTTAGAACTCTTTCCCATGCTTATGCGGGCGTCCAGCGTTGAACTTCATCTTCGCCTCGATAGCCTGCGATACTCGCCAGCCTCGTGCGTGGGCAAGGTCCATGATACGGATAACCGCGTCGGCCAACTCGGTCTCTACGCTGGTGAACTCGGGAACCTTGTCGTCCGGTGGGTTGCCACGGCGCAAAGCTTCCAGCGCCTCACTTATCTCGCTGTGGATCAAGCACAGCATTTCGCCGTTGTTGCGTTCGACACCGTTCTCCCAGAACCCTTTCAGTTCTGCTGCGTAGTGAGCGTCAGCGGCGACGTTGATCCAACCTCGCACGAACGGGCTGAGACGCCCCGGGACAGTAGTGCTGATAGTATCCGCAATGAACTGCAGCGATTCGGCACACTGCAGCTCGTACCCTGCAGTAATTGGACCGGAGTTTACGATCAGGCCGTCATTGCCGAATTTAATGGAGAACATCACACCACCTCCGGGGGTAGGTAGTACTCGCGCCTCCGTATCAGGCATTCCGTCGGCTTGAAATATGGCGTGGGAAACGTTCAGGTGGATGGGCATAGCTTAGTTCCTTAATGCTTGGGGTATGACACGTTTTGGACGGTGGGGTTCCAGCAAGCTCTGCAGCTTCCGCAGACACCTCCTTGCTTATAGGCTGGGCAGGTTGGGTTTCCGCCTGTCGTTACAGTGGACGTGTTGGCAAATGAGGCAGGTGCTGGGCCGTCGACCATTGTACCTGACACGCGCACGACCAAGTTCGGAGGAAATGTGCCGTGTTGTGTCAAATACTGACGAACTACGCGGCTTTCGCGCGTCGGAATCCAGAACTTGGTCTCGGGGCACTGACGTGCCACTTCGACGATGTTCTCTAAGTGCCACAGGCCTTGGATGTCGCCAGAATCGTGCCAGCGGAAGTAGTCGCAGTTTCGCTTCTTGATCATGAAAACCAGAGCGGCGACCCACTGCGGATTTTTCAAAGAGTTGAAGCGGCGCTCTTGAGCACGCTGGACGTTGCCGAACACATAACGCCCCTTCAAAGCGTAGCAACTGGAGCACACAGACCCCGGCACTTTGACTAGCATTGCCCCTATCGGGCAGTGGCGCGCGGGGATCCCATAAGCATACCCCGGCATTTTGGAAGGCTTTCCGAACTTACCGACAACAGCCTCTGCGTCTTTAAGGGTTAAAAACGGCGCACTCCGCGCTTGATCGAGGCACGTTGCTCGTGAATCGTTTGACACGGTACGCATCTAATCGCTCCAAAAGAGAGGCGAGATTCAGCAAGCTTCTCGCCACAGTCGATGCATGGGCCATCGAAGTTTTTTGGCCGCCCCAATAGCTCGCTGCGTGCTCTATTGACTCCCTCCTCTACTTCAGCTCGTGTCAGAGCTTCCGCCATCAGTAGTACGTTTTCGTCCATGTTTCTCCCTGCGGACTGTTTCTTTGACTAGGTAATATCCTAGTACCAAGGTGGCGAGAATCCTGTAGCCAGCTACGACCGTTCTTGAAACGGACACTACTATGTTAGATACCTGCATCTACTGGCTCCGACTTGCGAAAAAATCCACCGCGCGATTTCGTCTCTCGGCACAACGAGCCCAGAAAGGGTCACGTGGTCGAGCGGACACATCCACTTCTTATCCCGGTAGATCACACCGCCTGTCGGCATTCCAAGCACAACCGCTACGTTGCGCCCTTCATCGAATCTGTTGTTGAGCCACCGCCTCTGGCGCGGTGTGAGGCCCGGAAGAATCTCTGCGCTTCTCGGAATGCTCTCGATAAATTTGTACTCGATCCATAAATCCCCGCGCTCGCCCGAGTACCAGACATCCGCAGTTCCAGCACGCCAAGGGTTGTTTGTCTTCTCGGTGTAAGTGTTTTGAAGGTATCGGTGCACGCTTTTGATGAAGCGGTTTTCTGGCTTAATCGCCGCCATAGAATATGCTCCTCACAGCTGCCTGAAGTTCTTCAAGCGTGCCGTTATTGGACAGCTGGAGGTCTGATGCCAGTACCTGCACACCGTTCTCGCTCTCATGGGGTTCGATAGCAGCGGCGTTGGACCGGGTAACGTGGATGATGCGCCCGCCGTGCTTACGGATCCACGCGGCTTCGTTCTCAAAGCGCACATCTGTAACAACCATTCCCGGGCCGCTGTGCAGCAGCCGCTGGTAGGCCAACACTAGCCACAGAGAGTGGTTAACCAGATTACGTCCCCACTCAGTGCCGAGCGTTTGCATCATATACCGCGGACTGACGCCAAGCGCTGGAATGGGGTCTTCTTTGTGGGCTTTCCAGTATGGATCGTTCATGTCGATGCCGAGAGGTACCAGCATCTGACGGATCGGGTCCGCTAAGCCGTACCTATAGCCACCGACGGCGGCTATGATGAAGTTCGCGACGGTGTCTTTACCAGATCGCGCACGTCCAGCGATGCCGATCAATGGGTACTTAGCCATCGCTGTCGCTCCACCAAAAAGTTGGTGCGTACCCAGTATCTACGGCGTATTTAAGGTGCGGTCCAAGAATATCTTGGCCTCGGGCTCTGGCATACTCTTCCGCCCGTTTGCCGCCGACTCCTGAAAGCATGAAGCACTCTGCAAGCTCTCTTTGTTGGAGCAACAAAGCCGCGTCAATGGCTTGCTGCAGCCCTTCTCTCAACTGACAGTCAGGTCCGTCTTTGGATGTTGGCATAAGCGCGGAGGTAGCGCGACGAACTGCCTTACGCGCACCTTCGTGGCGCAGTTGGACCAACAAGTTGATGTATCCGTCCCAGAACATGGCCCGCTCAACAGCGCGCGCCGCCAACTCTTCGACCTCGGTAATCTCCGTCTCAGACATATAGCCGCCCTCGTGTGAAAAATCGTGATTGGTGTCGCTTGGCTAATGCGATAGCATCTTTTGCAGGTGAAGCGCCTGAGAAACAGCATCGTCCAAAGCGTTGTGGCGAATGCTTCCCGACTGAAGCTGGTTGTGCAGTTCGGTGTTGAGACTTTTTACAGTTCGGTAGCAGCGGCTTCGCGTGTACTTCCATGGCTGTGATACTCCATACGCTTTATACAGGGAGCTAAGGATGACGTTGTCAAAGTCTGCGCCATTGCTCCAGATATTCGCCATGGGGCCGCCATTGCTGGCTACGAAGTCTGAAAACTGCGAGAGTGCGCTAAGAGTATCAACTCGTTGCACACCGTCGTGTGGCACATCTGCGAACATGCGCCGAGCTGCTGCTTCTTGCTGCATCCACCAACGTACGCAGTCGCCGGCGATAGTACGACCACGCATCTGCTGAGCGTCGATGTCGTTTACCAGTTCGACGTAAAAACTAGCGCCCAAGCCGCCGGACATTTTGAACGCCACGGCTCCGATGCTCAGAACAACGGCCGAAGGGGCCGTGTCCAGAGTTTCCAGATCAAGCATGATGTGCTGCATACGCGGTCTCCTTGCGTGCGGGGAAAAGAAGTCCGGGCACTAACGCCCGGACCTTCTAAGTTATGCATCAACCGGCGACGGCTGAGCACGTGGCGGACTGAGGCGCAGCAGCGTTTTTTCGGCCGCAACGAGGGTCCTTTTGGCGACAACGAGGCTTTTGGTGTTGGCTTTGACCGCCTTTACTTGCTCGGTGCACGCGTCTTTGCGATCCTTCAGGTATTCGCTGTCCAGCTTTTTGAGGGCCGTCTTGTGCTCGCGGTACAGACTTTGGAGGGCCTTCTCATGCTCTTTATCCAGAGTTTTGCGAGCCCTTTCCAGTTCGCTTACTGCAGCCCGAGTACGCTTTACGTCCTCTTTGGCAGCGAGGACAGCAGCTTTGTGCTCAGTCGGAGTGAGAGTGATGCCCTTTGCCGGTCGCGTTTTGGTTTCGGCAGACTTGTTGCCAGTAACTGCGTCCCCGGTTGCGGCAAGGATGACGCTCTTTGCATGTGCCATTTTTGATTCTCCATCAAGTGATTGCGAAAGGTGAAGCAGCTACCGGCTGCTTCAAGCGGTGGGGAGAAGAGAGGCTTAGTTCCATACTCCCCGGGTTCTGCTTATCGACGGCCACGCTTTGTGGGTTGCGGTTGAGCTGCGACATACCGCGATGTGTCGGGTTCCGCAGACAGGCGCTGATTTGCCTCTTCGCGGCGCGGCATAAACACGGCCAGTTCTCCACCCTTCAACGGACGCACCACATTGAAGCGTGGCGATGCGAACGTGTTGTCTTTGTCCAGCGTGATCTGAGTAATCACGCCGACTGGCACGGTCTTGTGCTTTGCTGACAGGCTGTGGACGTACGAATCAAACGCTTTGAGCGAAGTTGGTGGCACTGACATGATCCAAATTGGAGCCTCTTCCTTCGGGTTATCGAGAGCCGATGCCGGCACAATTGCCAGCAAACGAGTGTTTTTGCACGCCTTACCCTTGCCATTGGGAGCGGAACCGAACTGGTTGTTCGGGCACACAGAGCAAGACTCAGCCTGTCGGTTCGGGCTCTTTTGGCTTGGGACGAGCAGTGACGGCTCAGATCCAATCGCGAAGCAACTCGGAGGCTGAGGGCTGTCACGATCAAATTGCCCTTCGTAAAACATGTTGCTGGACGTGAAATCGATAATCACACCTTCGAGAGTCTCACCCTCCAGCCCATCGGGAGTGATGAACGCACGATTGGCGTTGAAGCGGATACGGTCACCAGACGGCGTGGCGATTCGCTTCGCGATTTCCGATGCCTCTTGAGCAAGTTGTGCTTCGTAGTTAACAGGCAAGTTGCTTTTTGCACGAGTAGCCATTTTTGATTCTCTCCTATACAGAGCGGATGTTCAGCTTGCGCTGAGTGAACGGGACTGCTCCCGGTATTTTGCCTTTGGTTTCGAACAGCTCGCGGCAGCCAGTGACCGACGGCCGACGCTCTAGCAAGTGGTAGTACTTGTTGCGGTGGATGTACGCGTAGAAAGCATCCCAGTCGTCGATTGACGGCCGCACAGAAACAGAAATCGAGACCGTAGCGGTGTTGCCGGTCGACCTTACAACTCCTTCCTTGTCCATCTGATCTATGAGCTGGCCCTCCAGCTCATTCATTTGCTCCGACAGTTGCTTTACTTGTTCTTCGAGTTCGCGCTTACGTTCTCGAATGTTGTGCAGCTGATCGATTCTAACACCGATGGTGCTCATATCATATAGCTCCTCACTTGATTTCCCAGCATCTTGGACACTGCGCCTTCTCAACAAATATCCCACGACGAGTGGTGACTGAGCCCGTACCGCCACAATCTGGGCAAGTCCGATCCCGAAGACGCCTGTAAGCGTCTTGCACAGCTCGAAAAGCTTCGGGCGAGCCGCCGCGATCCGGATGGTGCTTCATGGCCGCCTTTCGGTATGCGGCGCGAACTTCGTCTTCAGTCGCTTCGGGGTGTATGCTGAGAACTTCATAGGGCGTGCTCATTTGGTTGCGTACCGTTTGGTTTCGACGTCTACAAGGCTCACTTGGAATAGCACGTGTCGAACCCGCCTTCTGCAGACAGCGGCAAGCCTCGAGCCCACTCCGGAGGGGTGGCCATTACGCGCAGCATGTCTGCCAAGCACGTCTCAGCGTCTTTTTTGTCAGCGACTACCACTATCTCATCGTGGGTCATCGTCACTACGCGATAGCGTTTCGAAATCTCAAGCATCTGATCAGCGACGATAATACGAGCCAGTGCTTGCACAACGTTCTCTGTCAGCAACCCGCCATATATCTTGCTTCTGCCTTTGCGCGTGAGGTACGTCGCCTCTTGCACGACTAAGTCATCTCGACGCGCTTCGACCTCACCGTGTAGTCCGTAGTACTGCAGAAACAGCCCGTTGGGGAGTCGTATGAAACCTTTGCCATATGACAGTGGGCCGAAGTCACCTTGGGTGCCTGTAAGCATGGACGCGATAATGCTGTCCATAAGTTTCCAAAGGCCCCTGATTTTGTAGTTACGCGAACGATAGACATTGACGATGCGCTCGCACTCCTGCAAGGAGAACTCAACCGGCGGGCCTAAGACGCCCTGTTCTAAGGTTTGGCGAAGCTTTTTTGCTCCCATGCCAAAACCTAAGCCCAGTATGCAGACCTTGCCAACGAAGCGCTGATCCTTGGTGACCTCACTTACGGGCACGTTGTATACTGCCGAAGCCATAAGCTTGTACACGTCTTTCTTGCTAGCAAAAGCCTCGACGACGTCGGTCTGCCCCGCCAGCCACGCGAGGACGCGGGCCTCAATTTGTGCTGAGTCCGCTACGACTATGACCTGATTTTTGGGAGCCAAAATAGAGCGACGTAGCTCACCTCCGCGTCGGAGGTTCTGCAGATTCATCTTGTTGCCGCCCGACCAGCGGTGAGTATGCGCGCCAGAGTAGTTCAGCAGAATCGGCAGCCGCATCCCGTCTTTGCCGGCTTCGAGAAAGCGTACCGCTCGAGTCTCGCCAATCGTTGACCGCACCTTTATCCGCGCATCTGCCAGTGCGGCGACTTTGCGGTTAGGATGATTTAGTAGCTCTTGAAAATCGAGGTCAGATTTCGCAAAGGCATAAGTCGGTTTACCCGTGGTTTTGCTGATCTTCATTGGCGGGTCGATGCCCGCGCCCTTAAGTAGCTCTGCGAATTTGTCGTTCGACATGAACTCTTCAACGCCTACACCGCTTTTGTAGAGCGCCGCGGCTTTGCTGCCAAGCTCTGCCTTAAGCTCGGCCTGCACTCGCGGCATGTCGACAAGAAGCACAGGATCGCAAAACATTCGGAGCGTGATGTCGATCAGACGCAGCTCTTCATCCGGGATGTGGTCGTAGAGCTTCCAAAATATTCCGTACGTATCGTCCACATCATCTACGCAGTACGCACCCAGTGCGCGCGCTTCAGCGCTAGTGAGTTGCTGCTTGCCTTTGGTGTTGGTAAGCGCCGCACGTTTTACTTTGCCAGCAAGCCCGTGGGCCCTAGCTATGGTGTCAAGGTCGTGGCGCATGTGGTGGCCGTGTGCAGCGCGCGCCATCGACAGCGTATCAAGGTAGATAGCTGGCTTGACGCCATACACGTGCGAGCAGATGAATCCGTCGAATGCCGTGTTGTGGGCCAACATGGCGCTTCTTTGCCAATCGATTTCGTGCAATGCTAGCGAAATGTTCTTGCCTGTGAACCAGCGAGTCTTGCCTGCGTTAATCTTTATCCCTACGCCGTGTGCGTGAAAGCGATCGTCGCGTATGTATTCCGAGGTGTTTAACTTTCCTGACAAGGTGTATGTCGCGTCGTAGTAAGTCTCAAAATCGAGCGTGACGATCGAGTATTTTTTGCCGTTGACCTCTACAAGCCCGTTTTTTACGGTCATTTTTTGCTCCCGAACTTGGTGCTGCGCCAAATGCGTACTTGTGCGATGTGGGCGGCTCCGCTAGGGATGCCGCGACCTACTGGCACCATCCAACCAAGGTTAGCGTAGTGCAGAATCTGCGTACCCCACAGGTTGTGGTGATTCGGGTCATGCAGTCCGCGAACTCGCATCCATGCAGCAACCGCGCTACCGTCGAACTCTTCATGGGTCGCAAGAAACTGTAGCAACAGCTGCTGATATCGCTTCTCCCACTCAATTTGGTACTGGATGTTCAGCGGAGTAAGAGAAGGGCGCTTTGCGAAATTTGACATCTTGGTTCTCCGTGGTTATCTCTATCGGTCATGAAACAGCTCATTCAGTAGATTGAGCATGCTGCCTTGTCGAACGTCTTTCTCTTGCAGCTTCTTGAACACACCTTCTTCGACGGTGTTGGGGGCAAGCACCACAATCGTTTCAGTCTTCTGTGTTTGGCCGGCGCGGTAGATGCGGCGGTTGCCTTGCAGGAAGTGCTCAAGATTGTATGTTGGCGATGCCCAGATTGTAGTTGTGCCTTTGGTCAGCGTCAGGCCATGGGCAGCGCTTTGCGGGTGGGCCAACAACACTCGGTAGAACCCCGCTTGAAAGTGATCGACAATTTCTTTGCGCGCATTGCCGCTAGTTTTGCCGTCGATGACTGCGTATGTGATTCCTCGTCTCTCGAACTCTTTGACAAGGTGATCACGCTGATGCACCCAATTGAAAAATACGACGCTGTGATCTCGCTGGTCGACAAGATCACCTACCAGCTCGTACCGGCCGCTGTCTACCGAGGCATATCCCTCCCCCTCGACGTAGCTGGCTCCGGAGGCAATCTGCAGCAGCTTGGTCATAACCCCTGCTGCGTTTACTGCCGATATGATTGATCCGTTTGCCAGCTTCACGATAGCCTCCTTCTCCATCTGCTGGTACGCTTTCGTTTGCTTTGGTGACATGTGATACGGCACTGAGTAAGTGTGGTTAGCCGGAATGTCGATGCACTCTTCGAACTTGTGCCGCACGACTATGTCTGTAAGAAGCTGGCCGACAGCAAGTTCTGCGCCGGGTCGATCGTCCCACTGCAGCATGTTTGGCTGCGATCCTACTTGGCGTGGCTGACATACCGAATTGCGAAACTGGTAGAACGACTTGCCCAAACGCTGCCCATCATCAAGGACGAATATTTGGTGCCAGATATCGGTGATTGAGTTTGCGTTCGGTGTGCCAGTAAGGCCATACCGGTTCGCGAAGTGTTTTTTGATCTTGTTGAGTGCTTTTGAACGCTGGCTAGTGTGATGCTTGAAGCTCGACAACTCATCGATGATCAACGTGTCGAATCGTTTGAAGAACCCTGCGGGTTGCTTAACTAGCCAGTTCACTGCGTCAGTATTGGTAATGTACACATCAGCTACTTGCGCGAACGCTCGATCGCGCTTATCAGCTGGACAAATGGCAGTGGTAATTTGCGGAGCGAACTTCTTAAAGTCATCTTCCCACGCGCTGCGGAGCAAGGACTTAGGGGCGATAACAAGCGCTGCGCCGCCATTACGTTTGCGACGCAGTGCGAAAAGCTCAATCTGCACACGAGTCTTACCAGTGCCGGGATCAGAGCTGTCGAGAACTCGCGAGCGTTGCTGCATGAACTTGACGCTATCGATCTGGTGCTTGAACAGTGGCAATTTTTTCATCTTTCTTCCTCGGCTCGATAGTTGTACCCGGCGTTTTCGGCACACTACACTCCATGCTTACAATGTCCTGTTCCACGAGGGCCGTATGCGCACCAACGGCATGAAAACATGTTTGGGTTGGGTGGAAATTCTGTTGCGCTGGTAATAGCCGTGCCGCGAGCGTTGAAGTTGCGCAAGAAGCGCAGTCCTTGCTCTCGTGTGTAGCGTACGCTGGTGGTTTCGTCTTGATCCAGATACCAAAGCTCAGCGTCAATTACTCGCAGTTCCGGGTATCGCAGAAACGCAGCAAGCTGATAGAGCTGACACTGCTCGGCATGTTTTACCTCGTTGCCGTATTTCCTGCCGGTCTTGTAGTCAATGACTACACCGTGCGTCTTGGACATCCGTACAAAAACGTCGAGCTTTATGCGCGCCCACGCGTTACTCGAGCGCCATGCGGTTGGATTCCAGTCGCGGTCTACAGCCCACTCGCCCTCAAGACTGACTTTACCCTGCTTGTACAGCTCGCGCAGGTGGAGGAGCTCTTCACGAAATGCGTGCAGCTCAGGGATCAGTTCAACACCGCCCTGCAAGAATTTTTCAGCGGCGCTGTGAACGCGCGTACCACGGTCGTTGGCGTGCTCCGTCTTTCCCGGTGGAAGCGGCCGTTCAGGCTCAGGAATCCGGTCAATGAAGGCTAGTTTGGCATGCAGCTTGCACTGCTCAAAAATCGCCAATCGTGAGTAGCTCCACGCGTCAATGCCTGCCATTTTCTTTCCTCTGAGAGTTTCTGTCGGGGTATACATTATATCAGCTGGGAACGACATAGTTGACAGCTTTCGTCGCGGTTCGAAGTCCTTCTCGCGCGCTATTCACGATATTGTTGTAGCGCTTGACCCAGTCAACTCGATCAAGGGGTCCTTTGGTGGCGAAAGTTTGGTGTTTTGAACAAAGTAAGGCGACCAACGGGTAGAACGAGGCTATGTCTTTTTGGTTCACGCGCTTGAGCAGTTTCAGGAATGCCTCGGAGAAGCTTGGCGACTTCATAGACGGCTTCAGCAGTCCGGACAGCTCTTCGTGCTGGTATACGTATCCCCTGAGCCAATTTACAGAAGGCAAGTCGGAAGAAAACGAGTCGAATGCGCCCAACTTGGCGCGCACTGTCAGCATTGCGCGCACCGACTGGATCAGTCGGTTTAGTTCGGTTTTCTTTTTAACGTCGTGCACTCGTACTTTGGGCGGCGTACAGCTGGAAATGCCTTCACTCGTGACTCGGATCGGCACGTCGCCGTTAGTTTTGTGGCACTTGCCGGCACGGTCTCGGTATGTCCACATGCGGCCAGACAGCTTAATTGTGCGAGAACTAGCGCTCGTCACATCAAACAGCTTAGAGAGATGCCCGTTGGATACGTCTCGTGTGATCAGAATGTGGTCGGTGTGAATCTCGGCAAAAGGGCGTGCTTTTCGGCGTTCTTCTGGAATCCGAACGTGTACATACTGCCTCGGCGGCCCGCCCGCGTCGGCTATTTCCGCCCATTCATACATGCCGCCAACCTCGCTTACCACAAAGCAGTCGCGAGCAGGATCGTGCACCATGTATACGCGGTCCTTTAGCCTGCGACCAAGACGTTTGTTTTTACGCCCCTCATATAGCTGTGCCGCTTCACTGTAGCAAATCATTTAGCCAGTCCTTCACGAAAGATTGCTTTGCGCGCTACTCTTCTAGCGGGTTGGCAAATCCAAGCAGCAATTGGTATTGCCACGTGCTGTCGGAGCAGCGAGTTTCACGGATAAGCTGGTGGTGGTGCACCAGCGCTTCTTTTGCCGCTTCGGCTTTTGACTCGTACGTGCTGGCTCCGCTAGGAGGCACACACCTGTCGCGGGTAAACCGCACGCGCCCGCATGTTAGCTGGCGAGTTTGCGGGATACTCATCCAGTACTGGCAATCTGCGACGATGTACAGAATGGGCATCACACTTCCAAGACAATGTGCTCGCCGTGGGGTGGAAAAACTCTGTGGTTGTTGATAACCCACATGACCGGAAAATCCGATTCTTGAGCTGGGAACGGGCCTTCGCCGTCGGTAAGATATATCAACGCGCGCGGGGTAATCTGATTTTTCTCAAGCCACACGAACGGGGGGCGAAAATCTGTACCGCCACCGCCATGATTCGTAAACTGCAGCTCATCGTCGGGCGCAAATTCATCGACGTGCGAGACCTTAGCGTCGCAGTAGATCACATACGTTTTGCTCGGTCGGGCTTCGTCGATGATACTTTTGATCTCGCTGCCAAACTCAGTGAGTTCTCTCTGACCGATAGACCCTGAAGTGTCGATAACTACGACGATCTCGCCCATGGCGTCGTCGCTAATGCGGCTGGGCAGATAGAGGCCCTGCGCAACAAAGCGCCGATTGCCGCGTGACCACGAAAAATCATCGTTGCACCGCTCGGTCATGAAGCGACGTAAAAGCGCGCGCCACGGAAGGACAGGCTCAAAGAGTTCCTTGAGCATGCGCTCAATTTCTTCGGGCAGATGGCCTGCCTGTTTGGCCACGTGCGCGGCTTGAGCGACCGCTACCTTCCACTCGGCTTCTTCGTGGTTTTGCTGTGACTGACTGCCGCCGGCGTTTTGACTTTGCGGGCTATCTCCAACGCCGCCATCACCGCCCGGGTCATCGCCGTTGTTGTCATCTTGATCTTGGTCTGGTTCGTCCTTGAGCAAGGTATAGATATGCTCAGCGGGCATTCCGGCATATGCTGGATCAGCGCAGCAACCGTTGGGCAAAGCAAAATTGGCCTTAAGCAGAATAGAGTTAATTGCGTGGTCGCAAGCAATATTCCACTTCTTCATGTCTCGGCTACCGCGGCGCGTGTGGTGCAGAAAAGCCGGATGCATTACTTCGTGGGCGATCAAGCCTTGAGCCTTACTAAGCGACAGCTCATTGACAAACTTTGGGTTGTAGCGAATGTATTCACCATCGCAGTTGGCCGTTTTAATGCTTGGGTCGGCCAAAACTTTGAGGCGAAGCGCGAGAGCTCCAAAGAACGGATGGCTCATTACGAGATTGGCTCTCGCTTTGACGAGCTTTTTTGCCGATGCTACTGCCATGTCAGTGTCCTGTGGTTATTTCGGTTGATGTTTGAGCTTCGTTGTGACTACTGGGTGTGTCGGCGTAGTAATCGGCATGTATGCTACGACGGTGACGTTGGTTCCCAAATAATTGGTTACCTTTACCCTTTCCGATTCGCGCACGACTACAAACCAATCGCGCACCGCCGGTCCGACCTTACTGATGTCGTATAGAGCCTGTCCGGGTAGGACACGCCCATCTGACAAAGCCAGCCAGACAAGCGGGCTGTATCGTCCGTCTTCAGAGTCTGCTGGCGGACACCCCAGTACTGGTTGCCATTTTTCGTCGTCGAGCGTGGGCAGCGGATCGCGATTGGCGGCTATTCGCTTGCACTCAGGTATCGCGGTCGCTAGCTTGTACAGCGCTGCAACAAGCTTTTTCTCGTCAGCATTCATTTGTTGTTCCTTAAGTAGTTACGCATTGACCTACAGCGTCTGTACTTCTTTGCAGAGTGCGCATTCCCATCCAACGGCCTGAGCCGTCCCAAACCCTCCGTTGGTGGGCTTATCAAACAGCTTCCAATCATGGTCGCAAGGGATAGAAGTTTCTTCGGTAGCCACGCCGTGGGTTGTGGGCGGGTTTGCTTCAACGTTCATTCGTTACCCTTCCAGTGGTTTGCTGACGTGTTTGCCTGTGCGAGAAAGTTGCCTGCATAGATCACTGTGGTATTCAAAAGCTTTACAGTCATTTGGGGAGCGAGCCACAATCCCAAGGGAATATGGGCCAGACTCATCCAATAGTGTAGCCATGTGCTCATAGTAGAATACCCATTGCCCATGTGGGGAGGAACATTCTATGAGGGTAGTAGATACAAAGAAGCACGTACCTTCATGCCACACATGGCTTTGAATTACGGGTGTGCCGAATCGCGCCCAGTTAGCCTCAGATGCTTTTGGTATTTCAGCATGGTCCATTTTGCTTCCCTCAATTAGGCGATGGCTTAGCTACTTGGGTAGGTGTTCTTGAGCTTTCTTTCGAAAGAGCACTGGGCGCGCCGAATACAGATCGCCATGCGCCGAGATCCACCAGTCACCTTCCGGCCATTCCCCGCAGTAGTGACAAAGATGGATTTCAGTGCTGCCCGGCTCGATGGCGTCAAACCCTGTACCATCCTTGGGGGCGTACATAGCTTCTCGCCAACCGAGTTCTTTTAGCCGTAGCCACGCCTCGAAAAACATTCTTATAGCCGCTTGTTCGTCTGGCATTAACTCCCTGCGCTTTGCCGTTTCCGCTTCGGCAGATTCCAGCACCTCCAACGCCTCGTCTTCTGTTAGAGCTATCATTTCGCCTTCTTTGGTAGGTGTATTTTCCGCAGCCGGTAGACCTCATCACGCATCGCGGCCTTGGCGGCAGCTGCACTTGGGTATGTCGCGTCGCTGCGAACGAGTAATCTGCCATTTACAATGGCAGTCCACTCATACCTGCTCCCATTCAAGTAGACCAGTCCGGGGTTG